GAGCGAGGTGCAGTGCTTTCCGCACAGCTCACCGCAGCCGTCCCCCCGCTTCCCGATAAAGTATTCATCCCGAAGCGGGATAACAAAAGACTTGGCTACAAGAAAGGCGTCCCCATCCAGCGGTACAAAGACTTCAACCCCAACAGCCGCAAACAGATCGAGTACGTCTTTCGGCAGATGCACCAGTACCATCCAGACAACCCCGACCTCTACGACACCCCCGAGGACACAGACAACTTCATGCAGTATCGCCTCAAGATCGACGACGAAACCTTCCGCTTCATCAAGGATGATGACACAGCCCCCGAGGGCGTTCGAAGCCTCGCCGCCATCATGGAGGAATCCCTGCTCATCGGCAAACGTCTCGGACAGCTCGCCGACGGCAAGAACGCATGGCTTGACATGGTAGGGGAGGATGGGCGCATTCACGGGCACGTCATTACCAATGGTACTGTCAGTGGCAGAGCCGCCCATGCCAGCCCCAACATCGCCCAAGTCCCCGCAGTAGGAAGTCCCTACGGCAAGGAATGCAGGGCACTCTTTCATGCAGGGGGATGGACACAGGTCGGCGTTGATGCGTGCGGACTGGAACTTAGATGCCTTGCACACTATATGTCTCCTTATGACGGTGGGCAGTATGCCCACACCATCCTCAACGGAGACATCCACACCATGAACCAACAGGCGGCGGGACTGCCCGAACGCAATCAGGCGAAGACCTTTAACACTATGGAGGTCTATAAACTCATTGAAAACGGTGAACCTCTCTCAGCGTAGAGACAATACCGTGCGAAGCGAGGTAATGAAAGGATATGACAAGAGAAGAATACTCTGCGCTGCTCCTTCAAAGCGGTGTTACAAAAGGGAACCCTCGTAAAAATAAACAGACAGCAAAGCCCTCGAAATACCCGCAGGGCTTTTTTCATGCAAAGAAATGCAGACATTGCGGGACGGAATTTACACCAAAAGCCCCATCAGAATTATATTGCTCTGACAGGTGCAAGGATTATGCGATCGTAGATAACTACTTAAAGCGTAATTATAGCCTTACTCTAGAGCAATATCTTGATATGGCAGAGACACAAGGTTTCACTTGCGCTATTTGCCATCAAGAAAATTTTGCAATGTGTGATACACATTCTGGGGCACTCGTTGTAGATCACGACCACAAGACTGGTGCTGTCCGTGGACTTCTCTGTCATAACTGCAACAGAGCATTAGGACTTCTTCAAGATTCCAAAGAGAACCTGATGAACTGTTTGTCTTACCTTGAACGTGTAACGACTATCCCGAAAGGGAGTACCGTCAAGTGACGGGAAGCAGTGAGAGCATTTCGGTGCTATGAGATAGTCTACTCTCTATGGTGACATAGAGCAGTTCATAAGAGAACGCGCAGAGATTAACGACCTCTGTGGAATGTAAAAGCATATACGCATTTTTGTACGGTGCAGGAGATGCCAAGATCGGACGCATCATCAAAGGGGATGCCGCTGACGGAAAAGCCATCAAGCGCAAATTCCTCAAGGCGACCCCCGCCATCAAGAGCCTCCGCGACGCCGTGCAGAACGCCCTTGTCGAAACCGACCGTGGACGCATCGTGCGCTGGAAGCGGCACTACCTGCGGGGACTTGACGGCAGACTGCTCCACGTCCGCAGTCCCCACAGTGCGCTGAACCTGCTCCTTCAATCCGCAGGAGCACTCATCTGCAAGAAGTGGATTGTCTTAACCGAGCAGCGACTTGTTGAGCAGGGACTAAAGCACGGATGGGACGGCGACTTCGCCTTCATGGCATGGATTCATGATGAATTTCAGTGCGCGTGTCGTACCCCTGAGATCGCACAGCTTGTCTTAGACACGGCACAAGCCGCCATGCGTGAGACACAGGAGTATTTCGGCTTTCGGATGCAGCTCGACACCGAAGGCAAGATTGGAACAAACTGGGCAGAATGCCACTAAGGAGAATGCAAAATGATCAAAAAAGACCTCAAATGCCCGCAGTGCGGCAAGACACTTCTGCGCCTCTATGGCACCGCCGTCCGCGCCGTCAAATGCACCTGCGGCTACCG